TCTAGTAGCGGTACCGCTTGAAATAGTCAAAGGCGAGCCAGTAATCTGGCTCATATCAAAGTATGATGCAATCTGAGGATCTACAAAATAACAATATTTTGGTTCTACTGGTATTGAGCCTTCAGTACTCACTGCTGTGTCTAATGTTATATTGCTTGAAGTCACGTTAATGACTCTGCCGAGTAAGTAAGCAGTAGAAGGATTCGCGAGCCCGCCATATGAATAAAGGTCCATACCCGTAACAATTTGAGGGTAAATAGTAGATGGTGAACTAAATGTTACAATTGGGCTACCGTCGAACAAGTTTAGTTCTGCGGCATAAACCTTTGTTGGTCGCAGATAGTAATTGGTTGCATCAGGCACGTTTGTGGTGCTAACATCAAATCTAATAGTTGAACCTTCATCACGTGGAGATGGTGTTGCGGCATTGATAGAAAGTACGGCACCACCAGCCGCATCTGTCAATGTTACGTTAACTGTATCGATGGTTCTTGTTGGCGAGCCTGAAGCATAATCGCCCGCAGTCACGGTAATCGTAATTGTTCTATCGGCTTCTGGGGTTCCATCATCACCATTCGTGGTGAATGTGAATCGTGTATTAGTGCCTGAACTAAATACACCGTTCTGTTGAGTAGAGGTGTACTGACTTGCGCCAGTGCCAGAAAGTTCAACGTAAAGAGTTTCAGTGCTGCCTGAAGACAGCGTTTCGACACCAACAAACAGATCTTGTGCTTCTGTTCTTGTAGTAACTTCTGTCGTTGAAGCCGTGTTGGCTGAAGCAAACGAACCAACATCATAAGTCGGCAATGATGTGTCATTGATTGTGATTGACTTAGATGCTACTGCACCACCTGTGCTAGACGTTGACAAGAATATTGTGACAGTCTCAGAGCCTTCAATTGTGTTATCACCTTCAACTACAATATCAACGGTCTCCATGGCTACGATGGCGATTGACTGTCGAGCGCCGATTGTTGGACCATCAGGCGCAAACTCAGTTGGCTTGTCGAACCAGTAATAATACGTTCCGTCTGGTACAGTAAACTTGTAGCGAAGCGTATCGCCTTCATCAATGTTTGTGATTGTAGCGTTGCTCGTGTTGAGTGTCTCAATTGTGTACGAGCCTTGCACGATCTTGTACGTCAATTCAGCAAGTTCATTACCACCTGTTGATGCATCATAAATGTATGCGATGAAGTCTTCGTCGTTTGCGTTTGCGGCACCGGCGGCAAATGTCAGGTCAGTTGTTGCTGTACCACCTGAAACAGTAACCGTTCTTCGGCTGCCGTCTCTTGGTGGTGGATCTGGATTAAAGTCGTTGTCGCTCGTTGGGTTTGGTGCCGCATTATCGACATAGAAGTAAACGTCACCATCAGGTATGTTTGTACCACCAATCGTAAATGTTGTGGTGCCACTGGCTTGACCAGCGGCTGGGCTTGCAGTAAGAGTGTACACGGCATCAGCATCAGTGATGTTAAACGTATCATTACCAGTTACAACTGGACTGAATGCTGAGTCATACACTGTAAACGTACCAGCCACAGAACCTTGATAATCATTGTCTACCGTAGTTGGTACTGTGACCGTACCATTACCGCTTCCGTCAAGTGTAACCTCACCTTTGTATGATGAGAAACGAGCATCAGCATTCGCGGCGCCTTCGATCTGCCACTTGATTGTTTTGTCTGCGTTATATGTACCTGAAGTGATTGAAGCAGAAAGATTACTGCCTTCTTGTATGTCACTTACCGCCACAGTGTATGCTACGTTTGTGTTGAGAATCGTAAAGAGTCCTGAACCAACGGGAACATCGTACTGGTTTGTCAGTCGTAAAACAACAAACTCAGGACCTTCACTTACACCATCAACTCGCGGATCTAAAGTGAACGTACCAGAACCGCTTGTGATTGCAAATTCAACTGCATTGCCTGCCGAGTCTGGAAATCCATTTGGATAACCTTGTGCGGCCGTGAGACCAGCATCGTAGTATTCTTCGAGATCGTCTGCACTAAATGATGCAGATGTACCTCCGCCGGCCGAATCAATGTGCCATTTAATTGTTGTCTCGCCACCATATGGTACGTTTGTACCGATAGCAGTAAAAGTATACGGGCCTGAACCTTCTGTCATTTGACTCAAAGGTGGACCGCTTATAGTATATGATTCGATAACATCATTCAGAGTAATTGTTGCACTGTCTTGTACAAAGCCATTTTTGTCACGGAGATAAACTTTAAATTCTTCGTTGCCTTCTCGTGGGCTTGTGATAGGGTCGATGATAGTCTTTACTGATATTGTGCCAACACTAGAATTTACAGGAACGTATTGTGCTTCATTCGAATCTGGTAAACCAAGTCGATTAGCATCGTCAGCAAAGTTAGCGCCAAAGTCACTATCGTTTGTGGTGACATGAGCACCATACCAATACACATAAGATGTTCCACTGTTTTGCACATTGTTACCATTCGCAAATACTGTGAGTGATTCACCTTCATCAACAGACGCCGTGGTTGTGATGAAATAGTTCGGCGTTGTATATTGATCAATTATATCAGTCGGCGTAGTGATGTTCGGATCAATTTCATCAGCAATTAGCACCTCACCGCCAAGATACATTCCCGCTGGGTGTGCAAATAGTTTGAAAACATCTCGCCACTTAGAGATTGGTATACCGATACGAATCAACAAAGCAAACGTCTGATACAGTTTGTCATCAGTAATATATCGTAAAGAATCTGGTCCAATCAGAGAGTCACGAAAACCAATCGTGAATATGTTTTCTTTAGGATATAGTACTTCTACTTCTTCGCCATAGAACGAACGGAAGAACCACTCGATAGCAAACTTAGAGCCTTTTGAGCGAAAGAGAATGTTCGAGAAGTTGGCTGCCGCTCGCAGTTCAACATCACGATTAGCACCACCGCCTGTGAAGCCCTCAAAGTATTCTTCACCAAGAAGTAGTTCGTCTTCGATGAATGTGAGAAGCGTGATGTCTGTCTCGTTGATATCACGAGAAGCAAACAGGTGATTCAGTAGTTCTGTACTGTTGTTTTGATCTTGAAACTCGTAGTACTTTTCGAGCAGAGAAATAAATTTAGGATAAGAAGACGCAAAATGCTCAGGCAGAATATTACCTACCTGAGCGTCTCGAAAGTTTATGAACCTTCGTCTTTTATCAATAAACTTATTGTGCATACTTTATACTACGTTGATCGTGTTGCCCATCGCGGAGTGCGCGGTACACTGATAATATAATGTTGAAGGCGCATTCATTGACACCGCAAAGAACACTTGACCTACACCATTGCTACTTGCATTTGTCACACCAGTTGTGTAAGCCGAGCCGCCATCACTGAGTCGAATCTCAAACGGGTGACCGCTTGCGTTCAAATCAAATCTATATGTATCACCTCTTCTTAAGAACAATACCGGGTTGTCACTGTCTGTCGGGAAGAATACTGATGCAGTATCACCAAACGTATATGCAGATGAACCGTTGTTTGTTACATTAAATGAATATTGTGTGCCACTTTGCGTGATGACAAAATCACTATCTGCACCTACTGTAACACGAGCGTCTGCAACTGAGAACGAAAGATCATTCGTTCCTGGATTGATACGCAGATTCGCGTCTACACTCAAACTCTGAGAACCCGATGTCGCAGGCGAGAAAGTCAAGTAATATTCAGAGTTATCTGTTGCAGCCGTTATCTTTGAAGTTTGTGCGACAACAGCCGAGTCAGCACCAATGTTTGTGAGATAGTAGCCGTTACCCGCAAAGTTGGTTGAATTAAGTGTGCTAGATCCCAGATTAAATGATAAGTTCGTTTCTGTGCTTACACTATCACGTCCAGTCTGTGCGCCTCTGAGCATTGGGTAATATGTGCCTGAAGACGGAGCCGCATTGGCGTCTGTCTGTTGTGCGGTACGTGCAATACCAAAGAACTCCAGATTGTCTGAGTCTGTACCACCAAGACGGTTTGAGTTTGGATTATATCGCAGATCGCCGTCTGTGTTTACACTGTCAAGCCCTGTAGCATTGAAGCGGAACATCACATAGTGTTCAGCATCTACGGTTGTTGTGACCGCATTGACTTGGTTTGCATCGGCACCATCGGCTGTAATGTTTGTCAGTAGACTACCATCACCAGAGAAGAAGCCAGCCGTAAGAATATTCGAACTTGGATTATATGTGAGGTCTGTATCAGTGTTTACACTATCAATACCCGCAGTAGTACCAACAAACGTTGGGTAGTATGTCGCATCTGTGTTGATGTTGACCACTCGCTGTTCGCTTGACCAATTCGCCTCAATAGAAATTCTTGATCGTTCTGCACTATCTGCAATACCAGCAGAATCAGCATAGGTCGAAACGATAGCAAAGAGAGCCTTCGCCGCATTCTGTGCTGAGTCTGCTTTTACGTTTATAAGCCCGCTACCATCACCGGTGAAAATGCCGCTTGTTGATTCAATGTTGCCCGTGACAGTAAGATTTCCAGCCAGATCTAAGTTACCATCACCAATGATATTACCACGAACAATTAAGTCGCTGTCAACACGTGTCTCACCCAGAAGCGCAACACCACACGTATCGTCAGCCGAGTCACGAACACACAACAATGTTTCGTTTTCACCAAGAATTGCATCGAGTTCATCTTCTGTGATATATTCAGCAATCGGCACACCGTTAATCGTGTCAGAAGTAATATCACCCGTAACGTTTAGATCACCCGTGACCTCACTACCAGTTGCCGTGTCATCGATGTTCTCATTAGCCAGATCTCTAATAGATTGTAGTGTTGCTCGCTTTGTTACAAGCACGTCAACGTCATTGACGATGATCTCATCTGTCAAGACGGGTGTAAAGAGCAACAGTTCTGAAATTTTTACATTAGCCATTTTTTAGTTCCGTGGGCTTATTGGTTTATTTATAGTGTTATGTAACAGTTATTGAAATTGTTCCTACTTCTGATGTACCACCATCTGGTGTCACACGATATGTGAACTGATCGTTTCCGTTATAGAGTGAGTCTGGTGTGTACGTGAAGGTACCCGCAGATGCATCATCGACCACAACCGTACCGTTACTCGCTTCGCCACCAATCGCAACAGAATATGTCAGAGTTGGATTACTGAATGTGTTGCTTGGGCTTACAATATCAGTGATTGTAAATGTAACTGGCGTATCTTGTGTGGTAGTTATACTACCATCAAAGGCATCTTCAACCGAAGTTATCGTCATGTTAACTGGGAAGTCTTTAATACCGAAGTCGCCCGTCACACGAATGTTAAACGTGTCTGTGCCTTCAAAGTCTGCGTTGCCCGTATACGTCCATGTGCCTGTTACTTCGATAGCACTATCTACCGTTGTGAGCGTAGAGCCTGTGGTATATGTTGCTGTACCATTTGTTGGTGTTGATACCGTGATTGACGTAGGCGCACTCGGAATATTTTTGATTGTGAAGTTACTCGACGTAAACGTGTTGTCTTCTAATACAGTGCCAGATAGTGGTGATGCAACGAATGCACTGTCAGCACATACTTTGACAAACAAGTCACGGTCTGGTGATGAAGATAGATCGAGAAACTCAACACAAGCATCTTCGATGATTGATGTACCCGTCTGAAGCCCTTTGTATAAATTCACTTTCATATCAAAGTCAAGCGTGTATATGATCGTGCGTCGATTCTCTAGAGGCGCCTCATAGTCATCGCTGAATGTGATACCTGTCATCGTGATAGGCGAGTCTTCTTTTACTTCTTGCCCATCGATAGGCTTAATTGTCACTGTATAATGTGGCGTAAAGAAAGGTAGAATCTGTTCAACAATCTGCAAGGCATCGTCTTGCGACTTAGCATAGATGCTTAATTGAAACGAGATATTATACGGTACAGGCGTGTATAGTTTCTGTCCAGTGCCATCGTAGTTTTCTGGAAATGTAACGCACTGATTCATCTTTGGTAACTGACGTATCGCATCGTAGTTCATCGCTACGATCTCAAAGCCCATACGAGGTAGTTTGAGTGCTACTTGACGTTCTGCATCTTCACCGTCCTGCATCGCATCGATACGAGCCAAGAAGTCACGCTTTGGTGCATATGATAGAGGCACCTTTTGTTGTGACAGCGTGTTGCCTGATGCATCAGTTCGAACAACCTTGATGTCGTTGAACAGAGAACCAAAGACTGCAACAGCCTTTCGAATACGTTGATTGTAAAAATGATCACCTAACATTATGGATCTCCAAACGGATTCGATTCAGTAAAGTCGATAAAGTTAATGTCACCACCTTGACCCGTTGTGTCAAAGGCTGTATTCTGCGCTTGCTGATCGAGCAACTCTGCAACATTCGTCGGAGTTCCAGTAGCGCCTGAATCTGAGCCAGTCACAACCGCAGTTGTGCTCCAACTATGATATTCGCCGTCTGAAGCACCACCTGTGTGCGCGACATATACTTTCATTGCTGAAGAATCTGACAAATCAAGGTTGACAATCTCACCTTTCAGTGTATAATCACTACCTGCCTGTGTAATCTCTTCACCAACCTCAAACGTACCCGATATTGATGAGAAGGTAAGAATTGTCTGATAAGCCTGAAATGCTTCAACAACATCAATGTCTTCAACACCCGTATCAAAGTCTTCATCATTGTACTCAAACATCTCAGCCCGTATTTTGAACACGGGTAGATCTTTTACTGCATAGAATGGTTGTTCTGTTTCTACGCGAGTGATCTCAAAAAATGTTTTTGAAAGAGACAAGAACAAAAGATCGCCTTCACGTGGTCGATGAAACGGCTTTGTAGCCGTTGACTCATAGCGAGCAATCTCTTGTTGCCATCTCCTTCGTGCTACAATAAATGTAGCCGCGTCTCGAATCTCTACACCAAACTTTGTGAACAGATCGCCTTCGCCGTCGAACCCTTCTGTGTTCTCGATGTACATCTCGATCTTGTATGCGTTATCGAACCGTGACACATTGTCATCATCAAAGATGCTATCACGGTTGACAATCTCACGTGGCATATAATAGATGTCTTGCCCATACATCTTCAGAGACTCTATGATAATATCTTCATAGAGATCTTGCTCTGATTTACGCCCTTGTGTGAAGTATAGATTCGTAGCCATGAATTACCCCATGAAAAAGTCGGCGGGTAATTCGTATTCGTTCCTCATCTGCTCTTCGAGTTCACGCATTCGAGCCGTGGCTTCTTCGTAATACTGTCGACCATTCAACTGTACACCGCCCGGCAATTGCATACCTTCGAATTTCATCATATTGGTGCCCCACTGTTGCTTGATCAACTGTGTCGTATAGTCTTTGACGAAACGATCATTATAAATTTCACTGTGCTGTTCTGGGTCTATTGCCACGTGTGCTTCGAAGATGATATAATCATCCACCTCTAAGTTGTTGAGTACTGAATCTTCCCACTCACCAAAGATTCGTATACGATTCTCGTTACGTGAGAAGTTTACTCGCGGCTGCCCTGCAAGAAGATTGTCAAGAAACTCCAGATATTGTTGCATCTGGTAATAGTAAGACATACCACCCGCAAAGTTCATAAAGTCGCCCAGACTGTTCAACATCATCTGATATCGAATGTCAAACATATTAACGGTCGAGAACGTTGGGTTGATAGGGAATACTTTCGTAACATAAAGTACGTCTGTACCTACCGTGATGTACTCGTTGTCTTTGTCTGTCTGTGTGATCTGGTGCTTCAGATATGTGCGATAAGAAGCATCGTCATGAAACTCTTCGTAGTATTGAAGGCAGTCATCAACCTTGTCTTCGATCTGGTCATCATCGACGTTGATCTCAAGCACAGGCGAGCCAAGTTTGCGAAGGCAATAATCGATTAATTCTTGTCTAGTTGTTGGCTTAGCCATTTACTTGTCCTCAGTTACCTGTTCTATTTATACAGTTCGCCAGGTTCTAGCCGTTCTTTGCCTTGGATATACTGCACCGGACGACTCTCTTTGTTTGTGTAAATTTTTAATTTCTATTCTACCCGAAGTTGGTCTGATGTCAGTAAGATTCATAGCGACCTTTGGATTTTCACCTGCCTCAAAAGAGTAGTTGTCATAATCACCATCTAAACCCTGTGAGAAGGGATCAAAGTTTGTCGGTTGTTCGCCCGGCCAGCCTCTTCCATCATCGCCTATTTCGTTGTCATTGTCTTTATCTCTGGCTCTTGACAAAAGATAATCTTTAAGATCAGCAGGTGTCATATCAGGAAATCTTTCTAGTATAAGAGTTGCAATGCCTACCGCATTTGGGCAAGCCGATGATGTGCCATTAAAAAACTGTATGAAATAATTCGCGTCTCTGGGATCAGCAGTCGTAAACGATTCGCCGCTCGCATCATTGATACCACACGTGGTAAAGTCAGCAAAGGCATATATGTCTACTCCGGGTCCACGATTGGTATAATAAATTGGCATCTCACCTTTTCCCGATGATTGCAAAACACTTTGTGGTGTACCACTAATTGCACCAACAAGAACACCGCCCGTATCGGGAGTGAAACTTCGGTTATGATGATACAGACGGCTTTCGCCATTAACTTGTGTAGAATAGGAAATACGATTTCTTAAATAGATGTTATCATAACCAGCGTCGGTTGGATATTTGCATAATGAGTTTTCGTTACCAGCCGCGGCAAACCAATGAATACCATCTGCAATTAAGTCTTCTACGTCTGAGATGTCCGGATCAATATACGAAACACCTCTGCCGCCGGTAATTACCACTTGTCTGTTTGGTGAAGTTCCAAATATTTCTGACTGCGCACATATTTCTGCATCTTCCATCTCTTGATTCGTGAGACGATAACTATCGCTTGCCGCATCAACGCCATATGTGTTCGATCCGTTTCTTGCAAAGTGAGGCCAGCGATTGTCATTTTCACTTAAAACATAACTGTAACCAATGCTTGCATTACATATTGTGGGATTCTTGCATCCCGTATCTGGGTTAACTGATTTATTTCTGTGAAATGCACGAATGTAATCGTAGAGTTCATATGCAAAATTGTTAGGTAATCCGATACTACTAGAGGCGTACGGCCATATGTTATACAGATTGCAACCCGGCGCATGACCTTGACGATTGCCGCCAACTTGTGTCGCACAAGCCGCGCCGTGTTGAATTTGACCATTTGCGGTGCCTGAACTGTATACGTATGGGTATGGACCTGTGAGTGAACCGCCAACTTCGGCTGTGTAATCGTTCCAATCGACTTCGACTACACGTGATGCGCCAGAACCATCATCATTGACAGCGGCTTCAGGATGATTAGGATCTAGTGCGCCATCAAGAATGATTACATCAACATTTTTTCCTGTTTCTGTGTACGTGACACTGCCACTTAAATTTGGATTTTCTGGAGTGTTGAGCATTGGACCGGTTGGAAACCAAGCATCGATAGTTGATGAGTTGTCATTGTATGCGTTTCTACTTCTCCATAAACACCAGTTACGAGAAGCACTTGTCGGGTTGGCTGCCCAATCTTTATCGTAAGTTCCACTACGAGTAAATGACATCGGAACTCTTTCTGGTATATCACTGACCTTTGTAACTGCACGAACACGATCATCTTGTCTTACAAGATCGGCTTCGTCTTCGTTCAAGTCATAGTGCGTGTTTCGAGATATTGGTCTTTGATGACAGCAGTGGCAAGCACGATCTGGAATATAGAGACTTCCACCCGGTGTTTCCATGTCATCATAAAAATCTTGAAGATCTTCATGCCGCCATAGCGTAACGATATACTCTTCCATTATGCTTCTAACTGTACGAGAGTAAGTGTGACCTGCACGGCGGCTGAAGTGCCTGATTTATTAGTTACACGTACAGGTATGTCTGTGCCTGATTCGAGCCAGCCAATAACACCCGGTGACATCTTGATTGTCTCTGCACCTGTTGTGATAACTTCAGCAATCACACCTGCGTCTGGTGCTGGATCATCTGTAATCACTCGACTTGCATCGGCAGTTCGACTTGAAGTGTCAACGTACAATCGAACCCATGCCGCTCGATCGGTCGCAATCTTAAGAAGAGCATATGAGCCAAAGCCGTTTGCAACAGTAAGGTTAGCCGAGGCGTCATCTGCTAGTGTGCTTGTTGTGCCACTGATCGAGCCTCTACTTGCAAGGCCTGTTGCTGAACCAGTATATGTGAATGTAATTTCGTCAGTAGATGGATCTGTTGTGATGCCGATATTAGAACCACCAACAAGTGTCACTGTATCGGTTGTTGTGTCTGCTACAACTGATGATTGCCCAGTAACAGCAATTGTTGAGAAGACATTCTGTGAACCACCTCCACCGCCGCCTGTCTGATCAACGAATGAGAAGTTACCGTTACCATCTGTTGAAAGTACCTGCCCGTTCGTGCCGTCGCCCGCAACATCTGTCAGATCGAGCAATGAAATGGTTGTGATATCTGGCAGTTCGGGTGGTGTATATGTGAACACGCCATTGAGTGAGTTGTATGTTAATGTGCCTGTTCCTGAAGACGCATTTTGTGTTACAGATAAATCGGTAAGTGCGATACCACTACCGCCAGTACCCGTTAGATCAGGAGCGTTGAACCAATAACCTTCACTCGCATCATACTTGAGAACTTCACCATCAGCCGGTGTGCCTTGTAACTCAACGTCTGCTAGATCACCAAGATTAAGATTGACCGCTTGAGCACCACCTAAATTGCCTGCACTTGTGCCGTTATTTCCCCAAAGTAGATTACCCGAAGAGTCGTAGATTACAAAAGACCGACCTTCGCTATCAAGCAATCGACCACTCTTTGAAATGCCAGGATCTGTTTTAAGTTGTAAGTCGCCCGCTACGTTAGTTGAGTCAAGATCTGCAAGCCCTGTTGTGACCAGATTGACCATGGTCATTGTGTTTGAGAATGCGTTGTAAGTCAGATCTAAATCAAACTCTGCACTATCGAAACCAGCCACACCACCGTTTGCAAGCGATATAAGCGGATAGAATGTTGCATCGCTATCCGTTGCTTGCATCGAAACTTTATCGACGTTACCTACATCGACTTCACCTTCGAGAATCAGACCATCACTTGAACGTCTGAATAGAATCTTCGTCTCATTAGTTTTTGCAGGCACATCTTGAGCAAACATCTTGCCTTGGAAGATGGCACTGTCTTGTGCTGTGAGAACTTCTTGTAAAGAAATACTGCCAGTTGAGAATGCCGCATATGTTCTTGTACCATCACCGTTACGCATTCTCGTAGTAGCCGCATCGACGTTTAGATTCGATGAAGACTTTCGTATCGATTGTTCGCCGGCAGCATCTAAGAAAATATGCATATCAGCATATAAACTACCGATGTCAAGGGCTTTGTTCATGTTCCAGCGATCAGTCGCACTGGTATATGTGAACGTAGCACCAGCACCATCAACTGTCAGACCAGCACCGTCAGCCGAAGCGGCATCAGGAGCACCATCGGCAATCTGAATATTGAGATCGTCAACGGTCAACTCATTTGTGTTTAACGTGGTTGTAGTTCCGTTAACCGTAAGGTTTCCACCAACAACAAGGTTGGTTCCGATAGCCGCATTTGCAACCGTAGTCAGTGAGTTGACCGTGATGCCTTGCGTAGTGACATTGCCACGATCGGTGACCGTTTGCAATGTATCGACTTCTTCGAACTGCCCTAAAGACCAAGCAACACTATCATCAAGCCCTTGAGCAAGACCAGAACCTGGCTCTCGCTTGAACACTAAGAAGTATGTTGGGTCTGTCGCTGGGTTTACCTGTTCGAGAGGATCAGCCGCTTTGAATGACAGACGTGTAAGTCTAGGCTGTGTAGTAAATCTTCGAGTACCATCTGAGTCAGATACAAATAACGCACCATCAGAATCGGGTAAGCCAGGATTTGGCTCAACCTGATCAAGCGTAATAAATGTATATCGATCTGAATCCAACTCGCTATATTTACGAGTCGGTACATATCCCGATATGGTACTAAGTTGGCTCATCCGTTTAATGACTCAAGTAGTGAGAGAACTAATTTTAGACTGTCATCAGTGTCACCAACTCCTGGAGGACCTGGCTGTCTGTTTGCAGGTGTTGTAGAGTGTGAGTAAACAAAAAGTTGGTTGCCTTCTTGTACGACTAACTTACCAACCAAAGGCGAAACTGCATCATTGACTCGCACAGGAAACTTTTCTACCAGTGGTGTTTCTTCACCAGTACCTACGTCTTTGTGAATGAATGAGAACTCGACCGTTCTGTCTGAGTCTACGTTTGATATCTGCGCACCAAGGATAATGGCCGTCACATTAGGCGGCGTATTATACACCAACTTTCCTTGAGCGGCGTCTGAATCACGTAGTGACCAAACCTTTGTTTTAAATGCGTTTAATGGTGTTGCCATTTTATCCCTCTAGTGCTAGAATGAATGGAGTCAGTACTGCAAATAGTGATCTGTCAAACGTATCACCTGTAATAGTACCTTCTTCACGGTTAATTCTTAAGTTCTCACCAATTCTAAAGTCACCCAGTTCGTCTGTTGCGGTAAAGTATACAAGACCAAAGTTTGGTGTTGCGGCTCCCGCTGAGTCAAACACGATCTCATTTTCTTTCTTCGGTATACCGCCGTTCTGTGGAATAGCGGTAAACATATTCGTACCTGAGCCTACGTATTCGAACGTATGACCCGAAGCGGTGATCAATGATCTCTGGTGGAAACCAATTGTCTGATCAATCGTCTTGTTACTATTTAGTGGCGGAGAGACTGTAATCTCAAACGCACCAGTCTCATCAAGTATTGAGTAATAGAAGAACGCTTGCCCGTATTCGGTGCTGGCATCAGTGTCGGTCTGTCTGTGTTCTGGTGCACCGATCAGTATGAGATCACCACCTTTACCACACGCAAGTGCTTGCCCACCAAATCCATAGTTGTCGTTCTTGCCTTGATCGCTAATGTTCACGGGCGTCTGAGGCTGTAATGTGTTAACACGTTGCCAATCGCTACGCTTTCTTTCGAACACACTGACTGAATGACCAATCGTTTGATCATGCTTCGGATTGTTTCCGACTACAGCAAGTTTTGCATCAGACGATACGTCGAGACTCGCGCCAAAACCAAAACCAGTTGGAAGTCCCGCGGTCGCTTCTTCAAGGTCTTGAGTCACCCACTGCCCTTCGAAGAACGTGAAGTATTCAATGACACCTGAACTGTCTTGATAGACCTGAACTACAGTGTCACCACCTGTTGTGTCAAAGGCTTCATCAAATGTCAACGTGTTTGCTGTCACATCGTTGATTGTATATGTGCCATTATTGTTTGCTGAACCCGCAATCGTCACGGTCTGCCCAGTCACAAACTCATCTGTAAAATCTGCGTCTGTGTCTGTTGTAGACAATATGTTCGAGCCTGAGAAGTTTACGTTAGTAAGTTCTTGTTTTCTTCGAATACGCTGTTCAACACCGTTATCTGAATCCGTAAACTCATTTGTGAAGTAACCACGTGGTGATAAACGATCACCGAACAGCAGATAATCTGAGTTGGGCGACATTCTTATAACACCGTCACGTTCGCCACCAAAGTTTGATTTAGGTACAATGACCTGTGCAAGAATGTATTTGCTGTCAATGTTTCTTTGATAGTAGTACGCTTTGTTAATATTACCACGCCAGTGTAACACGAGATCTTGTCCGTCTTTACTGATTGTGGCTGCCACTTCGTTTACTGAGGCGGCTGCACCATCAGGACACAAGAGTGTGTCAAGTAAAGTCCACGTTGTTGAACTTGTGTTAGGTCGGCTATAGACGTAAGCCTTACCTTGATTCGAGTTAAGATCGTTCGTAGATGTTACAACAAGGTGAGTGCCGTCTTCTGATAAATCAAAGTCAGTGCCGAATCGAATATTACGATCTGTCACACCTGTAAGTTGTATCGTGGTGTCTTGAGTCCAAGTTTCACCAGAACGTGAGAAGAGATACATCTGCCCGTTCTGTTTGTTCGTTGCTGTTGCATCTACTTGCTTTTTACCAGGAGCAGATATCGCGGCGAGTGAGCCATCTTCAGATAGCATAACTTTCTCACCAAACTCATCTGAGTCAGTGTTTGATCCAAATGGTGGCGTAGCCTGAAGCAGTGCTTGATAACTCCAAGTCGGCACACCGCCTACTAGATCTTGTGTGTAAACTTCAACACGCCCTGCACCATCTTTGAGTTCTGAGATGAGTGAGTACTTGTCATCGATAGACATATGTGTTGAGTAGCCAAACATGCCGTTGTTTGTCTGAGAGTTTGTAGCAAGTTGTTCTGACTCTTCGTCGTTGCCAGTTTGTGCCCAATCTTGTAGAATCTCTTCGCTCACATCTGTAACGGTATAGTAGTAATTCTCAGAGTCAAACTTCAATGCATCGTTATAGTTTGGTCGCTTGAAGTCACCCAAGTTTAACGTATAGTCGGCAGAGTCATTTGTGATGATACTGTTGACCCGAATGACCTCATCATTCGTGATATAGTTTGCGTAGAGTTGACCTTCATAGAGTTTCGGGCTGCCGCCACGTGATACGAGACCGAACTCACCGAATGATGAGTTCGAGTTTGTAAGTGAACATTGCCCACCAGTCTCAGTCAATACTGAAGTCGTAGTCGATACGGTAAAGAGTGATACTAACTGAGAGTAGCCACGGTTCAACAAGTAAACGCCGATACCACCAGCATTGAACTGTGTGAATGCGTCAAGTACCATTGAGCGTAAGCCCGACACTTTCGAACCATCGATTCGTAAGCCGATGCCTGATGAGGTCAGAGACGTACAGTTCTGCACATAAGGCGACTGCGTAATGAAAGGTCCTGCTCTTGATGATTCAACGTTTGGATCATAAGCAAGAACAGCCGCATTGTTTTGATGATCACGGAATGTAATCTCTTTGATATACACGCCGTTGTCTGCCCAGAAGAAATCGCTATCAACACTGTTCGGTCTGAACGTAACAGATCGCAGTGCGTCACCAATGATTGAAGTCTTGGGCGGCAACTTGATCGGGTTGTTGATAATGTAGTCACCCGACTTGACGAAGATCGTGCTGTCTGTGCCTTGGTTCTGTGCTACCGCATTTGATGATCGAATGATCGTGAGTCGCTGAGATGCGCCAACATTGAACTCTTGGTGTACATTGAACAGATCATTAAACGTCACTTTGTAACCACGAGCCACAAGATCTGGGAACACAAGAGAATCAAACTCTGCATCAAGCCCTGTCGGATAATTGTATTCGTATAAGTTCAGTGTTCTGTCAGCGCCAAAGAAGTCGCCTAACTGGAATGTGCCTTCGTTTGTTTGTACAATAGCATTGATGATGATGTCTAGCAACTTGTTCTTTGTATCGCTTACACCATCAGCATACTGATCAAAGTAGCGAGGCAGAATGTTTCTTTTCAGGTAACGATACGCCTGAATTGTCAACGTGTATTCGTTATCACCTAGCAGATCACCATAGCCGTTATTGAAGATAGAGAAGTAAGAACGCATTGCAATCGATGTCGCGCTATTACCGCCATATTTGAGGTCATACGTAAGAGCATCGAGAATGAAACCAACATCTCGACGGCACTTGTTCTGATCGTATGTGAAGGCAGGGAATACTTTGTTTGCATATGCAACAACATCTTCAGCATAATTATCTTTACTAGATTTAATCTGAGCCGGCGTACCACTAACGGTAATGCCGTTAAAGGTGCTTGGTATACCAGTGTTATCAGTGGCGCTAATTGAGCCAATAATGATAGCAAGCAATTCATTTATCTTCACTCGCTCGTCTGATGTGTTCGGTATGACCTTACGAATGAAGACTTCAAGTTGATTGTAAGCCGCAACTGTAGTAGTTGTTTCGCCTTGACCTAACTGTAAGAAATAGTTGTCCGCTTCACCATCTAAGTTGAGTGTCTGATCTGCATTGCCTTCAATGTTCAGATCTTTTTCAACCCAGTAAGAATTTGCAATGGTCTCTGCGGCGTATTGATCGCCGTAGATCAGATCGTGACATAGCCCGTCGATGATATAAGCCACATCTCGCTCACACGCTTTCAGATCATATTCGAATGCTTGATAGTTATCGAGAATCCATGTAGTGATTTGTGTCTGTAAGTTACGACGATTTGCACGTAATGCATTAAATGCATTGATCTGATCTTGCGTTGCATTGCTTAGATCATATGATACGTCTGTGCCATCTTCAGCATCGAATGCCGTAGAATCAGAAAGCAAGTCTGTGATCTGTTTAATGCGCGCCTTGACTGTGGCAACTTCAGTTGTTGTGATACCGTCGGTGCCAACAAGAAGATCTCGCAAGTAATTGATCGAGTCAATCGTGTATTTTAACTGATCGTCTTGAACCTTCTGTGCATTACCTCTTCGATAAGCCAGACCAGCAGTGATACTATTATAATCAGTGTTGTTCTGAAGATCAAGAATAATTGCATTGATAATCAGTTTCGTATCACGTCTACACTTCTCATCGTCAAATGCATTGACAGGATTCGAGTCATTCACAAAATCGATAATAGCATTCTGCCATTGAGTACGGTTATTTTTCAGAGCGTTAACTTCTATCAGTCTATCACTCAATACACCGTTTGTTCCTGGGAATGTTTCGTCTTCGATTGTTGACGAATCGTCAGCCTTGATCACGTCGATGATTATGTCAACGAGATTCTTCAGATATGTTTTAATAGCGTCTTTCTTGGTCGTGATGCCTAAGCCAGCCGCTTGTGCTTCGAAGGTCACATCAATCGATTGCGTCTTGATACGCTCATAGGCCGCAATCGTTGCTTCGATTTCTGTCGCATTATTTCCTAACTGGTTTACAACACCTTCGAAGTAAGCACGTGCCGCTTTCGTCGTTGCCCAATCACCACCAACAGCAGTATCGTGCGCGATACACTTGAAGATAATATCGACATCACGCCGACACTTGGTCTCATCATAAGGTGAAACCTGTGTATTTACAAACGTAATGATATCATCTTCGAGAGTAGGATCATTGTTCTGGAAGAACGTGATGACGGCTCGTGTTTCAGCATCAACACCTTCGCCGTTTACACCGCCATCTGTTTGTGTTGCACTCGTAGCATCTGGATATGGCAACTCAGAAGTGTCTGCGCGATTGATACCGTCTCGAATAGTTTCGAAATGCGTCTGTAGTTCTGACTCAACCGTTGCATCCGTTGTGACACTAAGAATGATTGATTCGAGTTTATTGACCGCTTGCAGTGTAGCGTTGCGTTGTTTGTTGTATACTTCAGCAGAACCTTCACGCAAGTATGACTGTCGAACAATCTGTACAGCAAAATCATCCTGAGTGAGTAGAGCCACACGAAGAGCGTCAATAATTTCACCCACATCTCTATGACACTTTTCTGAGTCATACGCTGGGTTAAAGAATAGATCGTTGACAAATTCGATAACATCATCTTGAATCTGTAATGTGCCATCTTCGATAGCATCAAATTCTGTCGTTGTCAAGCCGCCAGTATCAATCTCGATCTCATCTGCAACAAAATCAACACCTTGTTGAATGACGGTGGTAATGATCGTGATAAGTGTATCAACCTCATTGTCTATCGTAGCGTTGTTTGCATAACTATTGGTGATATCACTTGCAATGATAGACTTCAACTCACTGTAAGCCGCAACCGTTGCATCAATCTCTTCGGATGTAACTAACTGATTGTTTGTGCCTTCCCAGTATGAAAGAGCGGCTTGTCTTGTCGCAGTGTTACCACCATATTTGATGTCATGACATAATGCATCAAGAACATATCCAGTATCTCTCTCACACTTGGCACGGTTGTATTGTACCGTAGGTTCATTTTCACCAATCCATGTGATAAGATCATCGATAAGTGTTTGTCGAGAGGCTTGAACATCTGTTGCAAAATCAATTCTCTCTCCGTCTAATGTTTGCTGGAAAGTAGAACCAACCGTTGTCGGATACGTAGGTGTTGTGTACTCAGTCGTATAGTCATTGAGTACATCTGTAAAACGTTTAAACAGAGTAGACAAATCGGTCGAAACAGACGAAAGATCTTGTGTTTCATCACGAGCAAATTCAATCGCACGAATAGTATTCGTTAATTGATCTGTAAGCACCTTCGTAGAGTTTGCTCTCTTGTAAGCAAAGGCTGCCGTGATTGTGTTATAGTCTGTACCAATAAGCAAGTCGCGACGGACGGCATCAAGAATTAAACCTGTGTCTCGATAACATTTCTGTTGATCATAGTCGGGTAATGAGGCTTGCTGTGCAAAGTTTTCATCAACATAAGCAACAACTGCATCTTGTGTTTCTTCTCGATTATTCAGAATCGCATTAAACTCTGAGTCGCCTAGCCCACCAAGTTCAATCTCAGATGAAGCATCAAGCCCGTTGAGACTGCGATCTTCAAGAACTTCAGTGACAATACCGATCAGATCAGAAATCTTGGTTCTTTCGTTGCTTGTTGTTACGTAAGTATCGATCAACGTATCTAATTGATTGAAGGCGGCCACTGTTGGTTCGACTTCATCGGAATCTAACTGCCCGTATAGATCACCAGGATGCAAGTCATAATCTCTTGTGTCTTCAGTGCCTACAAAGTAAGCCTGAGCGGCCGCACGAGAGGCGGTGTTACCGCCGTACTTAACATCGTGTGTCAATGCATCGATCAGATAACCGGTGTCTCTTTCACAGGCTGCCGAATCATACACAAAGTTTGGATAGTTTGTGCCGATCCATGATGACAGATCTGAAATCAATGTGGCTCGGTTAGTCTGTAGGGCTGTAGCGGCATTGTTACGTACAGTAGTTTGATATGTCGCGCCAGTAGTCGTTGGGTATGACATTGTTGGGTACGTGTCTGTAGTACCGTCAAGAACATTAATTACGTTATCAAACAATACACCGATCGCTGAGTCTTGGACAACATCATCTCTGCCAGTCAAGAAGTCTCGACCAAATTCTAGTGCCTTGATTGTTGCTTCTTTCTGATCGCTGAGTACATACGCAGAGTTGGCTCGTTTATAAGACCAGCCAGCAGTGTTCGTGTTGTAGTTTGTACCGAGTATCAAGTCTCTTGCTACGGCATCAATAATAAGACCAACGTCTCTCGAACATTTACCTGCATCATAAGACTTAATGTTCGTGGTCTTGATTGCCCAGTTTGTATCAACATAATCTATCGTATCATCTTGAATCGTAGACTTGCCATTCAGAATGGTTGTTCTCTCAGTGGTGTTTGCTGAGTTGATGCCACCAAGTTCGATACCCGCTTCAGCATCGAGATTGGTCAAAGATCGATCATTAATAACTTCAACAATCAGATCAACCAGTGTATCAACTCGACCACGTTCTGAGTCACGCAAAATGTAATCATCAGTCACAACTTTGAGATGCTCAAACGCTAGTGCAGTATTAACAATCTCATCACTGTCATAGCCTAACTGATTCTTGGTGCCAACAAAATATGCTTGAGCATTTTTACGAGAGGCAGTATTACCACCATACTTGATGTCATATGACAGTGCATCAATAATGAAACCTGTATCTCGCTTACACTTAACTGAATCATATCCGCTGAGTGCTAAAGTGTTTTGTGTATAAGAGTCAACCGCATCAATGATTGCTTGGCGATTGTCTTGCAATGCCTGAGTTGCTGAATCTCTTTGAGTAATCTGATAAGTAGAGCCCGCTGTAGTCGCATAATCGATGATAAACTGACCAGCACCATATGTCGCACTGTCTGGATTCTCAAGCACATCTGTGATGTTATCAACAAGCGTATTGATCGTTGCATCGCTTGTTACACCAACCAGAGCATTAACTTCACCGATTGCGTAGTTGATTGCATCGATAGTGATCTCTCTTTGATCACTCAGAACATAAGCAGAGTTGGCTCGCTTGTATGAAAAGCCGGCTGTAATTGTGTTGTAGTTTGTACCAAGAACTAAGTCATCAGCAATCGCATCGATGATAAGACCAACGTCACGCCGGCACTTCTCTTGATTGTATGGTGCAATGTATGCATTATTGACATATGTTACGACAGCATCTTGAATCGCGGTACGATTTGCTTGCAGTGCATTCGCCGCGGCGTTTGCGTCTGTCTGTGCTTCGATGGGTGGATCAGTGAAGTACAAATCATCTGGCTCGCCATCGTAAAATATATCAATGATTTCTGTGAATGCGTTAACGATACGCTCAGTTGCAACCGTGTTAGCCGCAACAAGAGGAGCAGAGATCATACCAACACGCTCTTCGTTAATCGCTCTTCGTGTCTGATACTTCTGTTCGTTCGTTACTTTCGCCGCATTACCACGCTTGTATGAGTTACCTGCGGTGACCGCACCATAGTTTGTGTTCAACACCATATCATAACGCACCGCGTCCATGATAAGTTGCAAGTCACGCTCACAAATATCTTCGTTGAACTTGAAACTCTGAAGTGCTGTTACTCGCTCAACAGCAGAGTCTACTGTACGAAATGAATTACCTAGAGAGCGACCGTCATTACCATACTGACCCGATTTTGAAACATAATAGACGTTATCAACATCTTCACTACCAATAGATTGAATACTGACTTCACCATCACGATCACGTTTGATGAAGGCTTTACCATCATGCGTGTTGATTGCAATCTCACCAAAGTCGATTTCATTCAGAGTCGGCGCACGACCCGGAATATCGCTTCTTGGTAGTAAAATTTTCTTACGTGATGCCATACAATGAACTCTAAATTATTCTAATATTTATGCGTATTTTCCACAGTCGATTACGTCAAACGAAAACTCATCGACTTTAATAAACGGTGCTTCAATGCCTGGATCAAACACCCACGCATTCGAATCAACTGTATTATCTGTTCGAATTTGTGCTTTTGCTACTGGTGAGGCTGAGTCGCCAATTACAATACCTGTTCTGTTGGCATCTGTGATGTCAGATACCTGTGTTCCTATTACAAGTTGTTGATCTCTAAAGTGAACATATTTCGTGTTGATCTCAGTTCTACGGCCATTGACTTCAAAGCCATCCGAGACTTTTAAACTACCTTCAATATTTGTCGAGTCTAACTCGGTGAAGCCTGTTACTTCAAGAAGGTTTGGTACAGTAAACGCCGCTAACTGCCCGTTTGGTCTGAAAGGTGTTGTGCCATCTGGAGGTGTATAGTTTCTATCAACCGTGACAAAGGCAACATTATTGTCTTGACCCGTACTGCTAAATGAGATTATCGGGCTGATAGTCGATGGGCCAAAACCTTTCAGTTCGTCTAAGTTCTCGCCCCACTCCAAGTATGTGTAAGTATCAGTTGTGTTTGTTAACTTACCATCATTGGCTTTAATCGCTGATGTGTTGAGTGTTATATCATCCGTAAAGAGTTCGGTTGATCTAACATACGTAAACGTAGCACTGTCAGCAAGAATAAGATCTAAACTTCTGTTTGAGTCTGCAAGAAGTGCACTGTTGGCAGTCAGTTGCCCTACAGGATGATTGAGTAACTGTGTGAAATATTTACCACCAATAACATCAATCTGTGTTGACTGCCCAGCCGAATCAGGACCTGTTGCGATGTAAAGTCTATCGCCGCCGTTACCGAATCCATCGAGTGCTGAATCGACCAGATACGAATACGCTAATTCACCTTGCTGTAATACAACAGGCTCGCCTTGTGTACCAGATCGGCGTATGAGAATGTTTGTGTGTGCTGAATCGCTAGGGTAAGTTTTACCGTCAACCTCAAAGATAGGGTCACGATTTGCTACAAAATTACCACTGTCTGAGTCATAGACAAGAGCCGCGCCATCAGTTTTGCCAGACGTATCAACACCAACAATGTTGTCGATATCAGCATATGGTCCGATTACAACAGTGCTAATCGGAGTACCAACGACTACTTTTTCTACTCGTGTTACATTTCCAACTTGAACTTTATATGTTGGTGATCCAACGAGTACCTTGTCTACACGTATGTCAGCCATTTAAATTCCCTTAGGTGACTTGAGGTGTGACAGTAATTAATCCTTCAAGAACTCGCTCAACAAGTGTGGTGCCATCTGAATCTTTTTTGATTTCTACATCGTATACGTACCGCTTCTTGTGCTTGAGGTCAGCGGTTTGTGTGTTCGTGAGTGACAGATTAACAATACCGTCCGTAGAAGGTGACTTAACGGCAGCCGAAAAAGCAATCTTAGAATCAGAGTCGGCATCATAACCAAGAGCCATGCGAGCCGCAGGTGAGTAACCTGTCAGATCTTTCTTTGTTCCGTCGGGATTGACCAGATAGATGTCAATGGTTACATCTGTACCTTGGTCAATTGTGAGATCTTCATAGTGCGCCATGTATGAATCGCCTTGCTACTTTGCTTGGCTTTATTTATACATTTCAGGCGCTAATATCTTCAATCACATCGTCTTGAATGTTCATTGACATCTGGTGTCTGTCAAAAGTGTATGCAATTGTCATTCGGATGCCTGAATGCCCGTTTCTTGCGGCATGATAGCACCACGTGCGTCGAGGCTGTGCATATGCACCAAAATATCCACCCTTGCATTGCCAACCAGGCTTATCTTGTATAGTAATCACTTTCTCTTTTGACATATCATAGTACTGGAACCAACCATCTCCAGTCTCAGAGTATGTGAATATGAGATTGTATGCGGGTGCATTTGCGTTGTTGTGCCACGAGATATATCCACCGGGCGGATAGACAGCGAACAAAGCGTTTTGCTTAAGACACAGATTGCGTTGAAGTGTGTTGTTGACTTTCTCGATCTGTTCAAGCACCTCTAGATCACGGTGTGCCTGATTCGGTTGAAATTTAAGGTTTGTTTTACCAAAAGAGTGTGATACAATGACTTCAGGAAAACCATCATGATCCTGATTCTTTGCCATAATCTCACGCATATACTCTTCACCAGTATAATAATCTGCGTCTTTATCATTATGATACTGATCGAAGCCTTTGATTGTTGCGTTATAGTTTTCTTCTTTATGAAACCATTCTGATTTCGATAGTAGATTTAACGCAAAATCATTCAGCGGTATATCTTTGAGCCCGGTTCTAATCGTAGTGTTCATGCTTCGCTTTCACGTTCGAGTAGTGTCGTACAACTACAGGTTCTTTGTTGTGAGGTTTTAAATAGCCATTGAAAAAGTTCCAACGAGCATCATCTTCAAAGATACCGACTTTTAGATCAGCATACTTCGGCTCTTTGTTCAACAACCACCACAATGAGAATTGATCCCATCTCTTGAACGATGCCGGATAGTTGTCTAGATCTTCGTTGCCGTTTTCATCAAGCGGCCACCAACGCCCAGCATATTGCTCTACGGTTAGATCAAACCAGTCTTGCATAAACTCTTTCACGATAGGCTTGCTTGAGTTATACAGACACACGCCACCACAAAGTTCAAAGCCGCCTGGTGATCCGTCAGGTTTTGTGGCTCCAGGAAAATACACTTCAGCATAACAGTAATGTCTCTCAGGTGGCAACCCTGTCCAGACTAAATCATTATCGCCTAGATGATCAAATACTGTAGCAATGTCTTCGTGTTCGACCTCGCAGTCCGCGTCGATATAGAAAGTCTGATCATAAGGTGTTCGAGCCATGCCAAGGCACTTGGCTCTCTTGTGATCATCAACAAACTCTACACGATCAGCACATCGTTCTTGCCCGTCAAGAAATCTTTCTTCGGTAAATAACGTGCAGTCAGCCTCAGGATAGAAGTCTTTGATTGATTCGATTAGATTGATTGCAGAGAGATAAAAGAATTTTTTACGTGATGCAACAACAACAAAACCTTTAGTCATTCTTAAACATTCCTAATTCTTCACCAATGATTAATGCAACAACAGCATTGACTTCAATTTCATTTGCGGCTCTTCGTATGCGAGAACGCAACTTCTTATTTTCTGTATTCTTGACCGATTCGATCTCCATGGCTCGCATCTTAATGTAGAATAAGTCGCCTAGTTTCTTCGACTCTTCTTCCATTTTTTTGCGAGTTTGAATATCTTTGTGTTCTCGCTCTTTTCTCTCTCGACGTTTCGCGGTGTATTCATCAATAACTTTAATTGTGATTGCATTTACTGCTTCGTCGTAGACAGGATTCGGGCTACCATCAGCCTGTAGTTTATCGAGAGAAAGAACGTCTTTTTTTCGGCGGCCATCTTCAAGATGTTTTATCCGAATGCACTTCAGTTTTGAGCGATCAGCCTCTTCCCAAAACGCATCTGGTAAAAATTCCACTTTTGTCATTGAGTATCCTCATTATGCAACTCTCACGTAAAGAGTATATATTTCAACTTCAACAGGCGGTGGCACAAGACTTCTATCACCACCATAAGTGTCAACCACATCATAAGTTGACACATAACCATCACCGTCATATGCGGCATATTCAGCCGGTCTGCCTTCAAGCGGGCTTAAGCCGCCATACTCTGCGTTAGGTCCTGGTACTGGTGCAGGTATAGTGCCGTATGCAGACTCATATCCAGGTGCGTCATACGGTCCTATGTATCCACTTTCATAATCAGTGCCATACTCAGAAGCGTAGTCGCTGCCGTAATTAGCGCCGCCATAATCACTTGTATATTCAGATGAGTATCTTGCGGTATAAATCGACTCATATTCGTTCTGATATGCAGACTCATAACACGTTTCGTAAAGCACGCCATATGCTTCACCGTCATAGGTGGCTGTGTAATCGCCTATGTATAGAGATTCGTATGTGCCTGCATAATCACCTTCATAATCTTGCACATAGTTTGGTGTATAATCTGATTCATACGAGGCTTCATAGTCAAATTCATAGACAGACTCATAAGCACTTTCGTAGGTCTCAAAATCATCTCGAATATAGCCGCCTTCATAGGATTCTGGATCTTCACTAACATAATCACCATCATATGTTTCAAGAACAGGTCCTTCGTAAGCAGAACCATATGCGCCTTCGTATTCTGTTTCGTAAAAACCAGTATATGTCTCGAAGTCAGTTCTCTCGTAGAAGCCTTGATATGTGCCTACGTAATCATCTGGCATATAACCGCCTTCATACGGCTCTGATATTTCTCTTTCATAAAGCGCGGCATATCTCTCGTAATCTGTACGAGTATAACCACCTTCATAAGTTTCAAAGTCTATACGAGTGTAATCGCCTACGTAGGTCTCGAAATCAATACGACCATATGTGCCCACATATGTTTCAAAATCGTCACGCTCGTATTGCCCGGTGTATTCACCTTCATAGACACCAGCATAGATTCCAGCGTAAGGCTCATCTATCTGACGGGTGTATTCGCCGACATATGTTTCGAAATCGATACGGCCATATTCGCCCGCATAAGTTTCATAGTCGATGCGTGTGTAGTTGCCGATATACTCTTCATCTTGTTGACCAACATAAGCACTTACGTATGGTTCATCATCAACTCTACCATACGCACCTTCGTAGGTTTCAAAATCTACACGAGTATACTGACCATCATATGTCTCGTCTTCTGATCCTGAGTAAGTACTGTCATAAGTCTCAAAGTCGATACGCCCATAGTTACCTACATAAGTTTCAAACTCGATTCGAGTATACTCGCCAATGTATGTTTCTTCTTGATCTCCAACATAAGTTGAATCATATGTTTCAAAGTCAGTTCTTTCATACTCGCCAACATAAGTCTCAAAGTCGGTACGACCATAAACGCCAGTATAGTTTTCGTAATCAACACGAGTATATTCACCATCATAAGTTTCATTCTGTTGTCCAACATAGTCTGATGCATATGGCTCTTCGATGGTACGTTCATAATTACCAACGTAAGTTTCAAAGTCTATACGAGAATATTCACCATCATAAGGCTCTTGCTGGTCACCCTCATAAACACTTTCGTAGGTCTCAAAGTCAATGCGAGTATATTCACCGACATAAGGTTCATCCTCTTCACGACCATACTCGCCTTGATAAGACTCTAACTGATCACCCACATACTGTGCCGTATAATCTTCTTCGATTGTACGTTCATAGTTACCAATATAAGGCTCTGTTATTTCTCTTTCGTATGCGCCTTGATACGTTTCAAAGTCTTCGCGAGTGTACTCGCCAACATACTCTTCATCCATCTGACCTGCATAAGACGATGTATATGTTTCGGGATCATCGCGAGTATAATCACCCACATAAGGTTCATCTTCGAGACGACCATATTCACCCGAATATGTTTCAAAGTCTGTTCTTGTGTACTCGCCAACATATTCTTCGTCTTGATTTCCCTCATAAGCCGATGTATATGTTTCAAAGTCTGTTCGAGTATAATCACCGATATATCCTTCAAAGTCATTTCGCTCATACTCGCCGGCATAAGTTTCAAAATCTATACGTGAATATGTGCCATCATATGTTTCGAGTTCTTCGCCCGAATAAGTTGAATCATATGGTTCATCTTCGATACGACCATACTCACCAGAATACGTTTCAAAGGCCGCTCTTTCGTAAATGCCTTGATACGTCTCAAAGTCGATTCGCGTATATTGCCCGACATATTGACCTTCATACGGTCCCACATAAGCGCCTTCGTATGGTTCGAAATCAACTCGGCTATAATCACCCTGATATGTTTCGAAATCAATTCGTGTGTAGTCACCAACATACGTTTCAAAGTCGGTTCTCTCATATTCACCTTGATAACCTTCAAAGTCAATGCTTGTATATTCACCCACATAAGTTTCGAAATCAGTTCGTTCGTAATCACCACCATAATCGCCGGTGTAATTGCTTGTGTAAACACCAGTGTAAGGCTCTTCAGCATCTTCTACGTATTGGCCAATGTAGTTGCCGGCATAACCGCCAATGTAGTTTCCATCATACGTCTCAAAGTCAATTCGCTCGTAACTGCCTTCGTAAGTTTTTTCAATTTGCCTTGCGTAAGAGCCCGTATAAATGCCCGCATATTCGCCTTGATAAGAGCCTTCATATGGTTCATCTTCGATACGACCATATTGCCCTTCGTAAGTTTCAAAGTCGATTCTCGTGTACGTGCCGATGTATGGACCTTCGTAAGGACCTTGATAAGGACCATCGTAAGTCTCGCCAATTGTTCGCTCATACTCACCAATATATTCTTCATCTTGTGAACGCTCATAAGAGCCGACATATGCGCCTTCATATATGCCTGCATATGTGCCTTCATAATTTTCTTCTATGACTCGTGTGTAGTCGCCAATATATGTTTCGAAATCACTTCGAGTGTAATCACCGATATATGTGCCAAGGTACTGCCCAGTATAAGGACCAGCATAAGGCTCTGGCTGTGTTCTCTCGTAACCGCCAGCATATGTTTCAAAGTCTGTGCGCTCATAACCACCAACGTAAGTGCCCAGATATGCGCCCAGATATTCACCTTCATATGGCTGTTCTACAATACCTGTATACTGCCCAATGTAAGGCTCTTGTGCAAGACCGGTATATTGCCCGACATACGGCTCTTCTTGTGTAGAGTCTTGTTGTCGAATATAACTTCCTACATAAGAACCTTCATAAGGCTCTTGTGTATTGCCTTCATATGGTTGTTCAACTTCACGAGCATACTGACCTGTGTATGTGCCTTCGTAAGTCTCATCATTTGTGCCGTCTTGTAATCGAGTATAGCCACCGGTATATGTGCCTTCATAGGTTTCTTGGTTCGTGCCGTCTTGGGTACGTTCATAAGCACCGGTGTAATTACCAATGTAGGTTTCAAGGTTCGTGCCATCTTGAGTACGCTCGTATTCACCGACATATGTGCCTTCATAGGTTTCTTGGTTCGTGCCCGGCTGAGTTCTTTCATAAGTGCCGATGTATTGCCCTTCATACGGCTCTTGGTTTGTGCCATCCTGTGTACGTTCATACGAACCGGTATAGCCGCCTTCATATGTCTCTTGGTTTGTACCATCTTGTAATCGAGTATAGCCACCAGTATATGATCCAACATAGGTTTCTTGGTTCGTGCCATCTTGAACACGTTCGTATGTACCGGTATACGTACCTTCATACGTTTCTTGGTTCGTGCCATCTTGAGTACGCTCATAGGTACCGGTATATGGGCCTTCATAGGTTTCTTGGTTCGTACCGTCTTGAGTACGCTCATAGGTACCGGTATACGTACCTTCATACGGCTCTTGGTTTGTGCCATCCTGTGTACGTTCATAGGTACCGGTATACGTACCTTGATATGTCTCATTAACCGGGGTGGCTTGGGTACGTTCGTAAGAGCCGACATATGCACCCGTATACGTTTCTTGGTTTGTACCGTCTTGTTGACGTTCATACGTTCCGGTGTATGTACCAAGATATGTCTCTTGGTTTGTACCATCTTGAACCCGTTGATAAGAACCAGTATAGGTGCCAAAATACAATTCGTTGATAGTTTCTTCTTGAGTCCGTTGATAAGAACCAGTGTAGGTGCCTTGATATGTCTCTTGAGCCGCGCTATCTTGAGTACGCTCATATGAACCGGTGTATGTTCCCTGATATGTTTCTTGGTTCGTGCCGTCTTGAGTACGTTCATACGAACCGGTATATGTGCCAGCATAAGATTGATCTATCGAACTATCTTGCTGTCGAGTGTAGGTGCCAAAATATGGACCTTCATAAGGACCTGAATACGGCGTTGATTGTGTTCTTTCGTAAAAACCAGTATATAAACCTTCGTAAGACGCCGGCTGTGCGGCCGCAACTGTTGATGAGGTACCTGATTGCGAGCGATACTGCCCTAATTGCTGGAAAGGAGCAGAGTATTCACCGTCGCCCCAACCGCAACGACCTGATAGTCGGAAAGTACCTGTACCAGTAATTGTATATGTAACATCACAATTAGCGGAACCAAAGGTCGTGGATGAAGGTACATTGGTGTTGCTAATACCTTGGTTTGTGCCACTGTATGGTGGAATACCCAAAGACGTGCTTGATGAAAATCCTGAACCAGTGACATTCGTGATTGAAACAGTGGTTGAACAAGTACCAATATTTCGAACACCAGTTCTTATATCATAAGGTCCATTAACACCGAAGTCCCAGTCAATATCAACATCGACGGTAACAGTATCACCGACATAAATCGTTGACGGGGCGTTCATGTTTGATGCTGAATTATTCGTGTTGTATATGGGATCAGGAAAATCCTGGAAACTTCCGGCGTCATTACCGAATCTCAAGTTATAGTTCTGAGATCCCGGTGCGTTATACGTTCCAAGATAGGACTGCCCTACTTGTCCAGTATAATTGCCAAAGTAAGTACCAACATAAGTACCAAGATATCCCTCTAGCGGTGCACCGGTATATTGCCCAGTATATTGCCCAACGTAAGCACCTTCATAATTTTGCTGTGGCTGCCCAGTATATTGTCCAGTATAACCTCCGGTATATGGTCCCGCGTAGTTTTGTTGCACTTGCCCAGTGTATTGACCAACATAACTACCGGTATAACCACCCACATAGTTTTGTTGTACGTTACCCGTGTACTGCCCTGTATAAAAACCGGTATAAACGCCCTCATAGTTTTCTTGTGCTTGCCCAGTATACTGTCCAGTATAACTGCCGACATAAGGACCTTCATACTGTTGCCCGATCTGCCCAGTGTATTGCCCAGTATAACCGCCGGTATAATTGCCCACAAAGGTTTGTTGTGGTTGCCCAGTATAAGCACCGACATATTGCCCAGTGTAAGAACCCACGTAGTTTTGCTGTGGCTGGCCAGTATACTGCCCAGTGTAACCGCCGGTATAAGAACCTGCATAATTTTGCTGTGGCTGCCCAGTATATTGCCCAGTGTATCCGCCGGTATATGAACCCACGTAGGTTTGTTGTGGTTGCCCAGTATATTGCCCAGTGTAAGAACCGGTGTAAGGACCCACGTAGTTTTGCTGTGGCTGGCCAGTATACTGTCCAGTGTAAGAACCGGTGTAAGGACCTTCATACGTTTGCCCTATAACACCTTCATATTGCCCAGTGTAAGAACCAGTGTAACTACCGGCATAGGTTTGTTGTGGTTGCCCAGTATATTGCCCAGTGTAAGAACCTGTATACGTGCCAAGGTAAGGTTCATTATCAACGCCCGTATATTGCCCTTCGTAAGTACCAGTGTATGCGCCAACATACGGCTCTGAATCATTACCTGTATATTGCCCAGTATAAGGACCAGTATAAGGACCTTCATAGCCCTCAGGATCGACGCCCGTATATTGCCCCGTGTAACTTCCGGTATAAGGACCAACGTATGGTTGTTGTGCCTGACCTTCATATTGTCCAGTATATTGCCCAGTATAAGGACCAGCATAAGGCTCATCAACCAGACCGCCATATTGCCCAGCATAAACACCAGTATATGTTCCTATGTAAGTACCGCCATATGCTTCTTGAGCGGCGCCTTCGTATTGCCCAGTGTATGAGCCAATGTAGGTTTGATCTTGCGCACGTTCGTAACCACCAGTATATGGTTCGTCAAGAGTGCGTTCGTAGTTACCCACATAAGTGCCGAGATAACCACCGCCATACTCGCCTTCATATGGCTGTTGAACAATACCTGTGTATCCGCCAGTATAAGGTTGTTCAACGTTACCAGTGTATTCGCCTGTGTATGTGCCTTCATACGTTTCTGGATATGCACCTTCATAAGGCTCAGTATCAACGCCTGTGTATGCACCTGTATATGGTTCTAAATCAACACCTTCGTATTGCCCGCCGTATATGCCTAGGTATGTACCCTCATATGATCCAATATATGGTTGTTCAATTTGCCCGGTATATTGCCCAGTGTAAGGCTCTGGATCTTGCCCAGTATAGCCGCCTGAATATTCACCGATATAGGTGCCGACATAAGTGCCAAGATATGTTTGGTTGATATTGCCTTCGTAGCCACCGACATATGGCTCATCATCCGCACCCGCGTATTCGCCTACGTAGATGCCTTGATATGTACCCACGTAACCGCCAAGATAATCTTCGTCTACAGGTCCTTCATAGAATCCTGTATAGTTTTCTAAGTCTTGCCCAGTATATGCACCTGTGTATGGCTCAATGACTAACTGTTCGTATGTGCCTTCATAAGTTTCATCAGTCTCACCAACGTATGTGCCCAGATATTCACCTGAATAATCTGATTCGTAATCGCCAACATACCCTTCTTGAACTTGTCCGGTATACTGACCTGCATATGGCTCAGAAATTGTTCTTTCATACCCGCCGATGTAATTCTCTAAATCTTGCCCAGTATATGCACCAGTGTATGGTTCTAGATCAATACCTTCATATTCGCCGGCATATGGTTCAACGTTTGTACCGGCATAATCACCAACATACGTTCCTAAATATTGCCCTTGATATACGCCAGTATATGGTTCATCAAGAACACCTTCGTAAGCGCCAGTATATGGCTCAACAGGTTGCCCAACATATTCACCAGTATATGGTTCAATAACACCACCGGCATAATCTCCGATATAAACAGAGGTGTAGAGCCCTTCATATGCGCCTTCATATGGCTGAATAACATCACCGGCATATTCACCAGCATATGGCTCAACTATTTGCCCAGTGTATGCACCCGTATACGGTTCTAGGTCAACGCCTTCGTATCCGCCAATATAATCAGATTCATATACACCTGAATATTGACCGGTATACGGCTCTGCGTTGATACCTTCATAATCACCAATATATGGTTCGATTACACCACCAGCATACTGCCCGATATAAGGTTCTTCATCGACACCAGTGTAAAGCCCTTGATAGTCAGATTCATAGATGCCTTCATATTGCCCAGTATACGGCTCTGCAATAATACCGATATATTCGCCCGTATACGGCTCAAGATCTTGACCCACATAACCGCCGGCGTATGGTTCTTCATCGATTCCTGTATATGAGCCGGTGTATAAAGATTCGTAAAGTCCCTCGTACCCACCTTCATATGTTTCAAGAATACCACCAGCGTACTGCCCGATATAAGGTTCAGCATTAACACCTTCATAAGGTCCAATATATTGAGAAGCATAGACGCCTGAGTATTCACCAATATAAGGCTCTACATTTGTACCGGCATATTCTCCGGCGTAAGGCTCTTCAAGGACTCCTGTATACGGACCAATGTAAACTGCTTCGTATTGCCCTTCATACTGCCCTTCATACGGCTCAGTGTTGATACCCGTATATTCACCAGTGTATGTTTCTTCAACACCACCTGTATATTCGCCAGCATATGGCTCTTGATTGATGCCGACATATTCACCAGCATATAATGATGTGTAAGCGCCTTCATAGAAGCCAGTATAAGGCTCTGGATCAATGCCTTCGTATTCGCCGGCATATGGCTCAAGGTCTTCGCCGCCATATTCGCCTGCGTACAAAGATGTATAAAGCCCTTCGTATTGTCCAGTATATGGTTCAGTGTTTACACCTTCATAGTCACCGACATATGGTTCGATTATACCACCAGCATACTGCCCAAGATATTCTGATTCATATATGCCTTCATATTGTCCAGTGTAAGGCTCTAGCAGAACACCTTCATATTCACCGGTATAAGGCTCAACATTTACACCCGCATACTCGCCTGCATATGGCTCGCCAATGATTGCTTCGTATTGTCCAACATAACCTTCTGTCTGATCGCCTTCATAAGAACCAACGTAGTTCTCATCGAGTTGCCCAGTGTACACACCAATATATGGCTCTTCGTCGCCGCCTTCGTATGCGCCAATATATGGCTGAAGTAGTGTGCCTTCGTAACCACCAGTGTAAGGCTCGCCTGAAGTGCCGACATATTCGCCCGTATATTCTTCTTCGATCTGAGAAGTATATTCGCCAATATAAGTGCCAGTGTAATTGGTACCGTATCCGCCTTCATATGGCTCTTCTATTTGCCCAACATAATCGCCAATATATGGTTCAGTGACTTGTGTTGCATAATCGCCCGTATAATCAGACTCATAGAGACTTTCGTATGTGCCTTCATATGGCTCTACGTCTACACCTTCATAAGCACCTTCATACGGTTCACCAACAATGCCTTCATAACCACCTGTGTATTGTGATGCATATTCCGATGCATACTCCACTGTATAAAGTTCGCCTGAGTAAATACTTGCGTACGGTTGCCCTTCATAATCATCTGTGCCTTCATAGAAGCCAGAATAATCTGCGCCTTCATAGGCTGTCGTATAGAAACCTTGATCGATCTCGCCCTGATACGTGCCAATATAATCTTCACCATAGTCATCACAATACTCTGAATCATAAGCGGCAATATATTCAGAAGCATAGTCTGACTCATAATCAGATTCATAATCTGACTGATAACTACCTTCGTAATCAAAAATATAATTGCTTTCGTATTCGTCTGAATATGCTGATAGATATTCGCCTTCATACGTAGGTACATATTCCGAAACATATTCTGCGATGTAATTCGGTATGTAAGTTTCAACGTACTCTGCATCATATGAGGCTACTGATTCATATTCACCTGTCTCTTCGTATGATAATCTTGTATCGAGTGCAAAGCCTCTCTGTTCCCAAGTACCGGGATCTGTGGGCGCACCTTGTTCGCTTGATCGTAACTGATATGTGCCGACCTTGCTTTCCATAATGACACGCTTCGCACGTTCACCAAACGTGAACTCGATCTGTGTGTCATTCATTTCTTTCAGACCGGCAAAGTTACTACTTTCACGTAGAATAGCAAGTGGCTTATACATTGTAGGCTGAGGCGCATCTTTGCGTAGCCATATTGAGAAGGTCTGTTGTGATCCGTCTGATCGTGTATCGACAAAGATGTCTTCTAGCCAGACTTCCCAATCAGCACCTGGACTACCAGCAGATAACCTAAATGACCCAGGTCGTTCATTTTTAACCAGGTTACCAACGAGTCGAGTGACAAGAGCATCTAACTCTGACTCGTTCATTTCTTTCAGACCATTTCTTACACGATCAAAGTAAACAGGATTTCTCTTGTCGGGTCCTGTCTCTTGAATTGTTCCGGATTCTTGATAAAGTTCAGTTGTGAGTACAGACTCACAACCAAAAGCGTTTGCATCTTCAACACGCAAGTAGTATGTTGCACTACCAGATTCATCGATTGATTCTTGGTTATCTGGATCAGTCGATGTAGTGACTATCGATATTGATCCTGCACTGGTGTCTGTGAACGTAAGTGTATATGTCGCTTCATAGGCTCCTGAAAGCCCAGAACCAAAATCCTCCCATGTAACACGATTGCCTACAATCGATGTCGCGGCTGGTGAAGCGGATACTGTCACGTTGGCTGAAAGAGAGTTGGCTAAAATAATTTCTGCCTGTGCTTCTTCTAGTTCATCATGACTAATATCAAGTCTGACTTTGATGATAAGCGTATCATCTTCATAGACAAGAGGTGGTAAAGGAGGTCCTGCAAACACGAGTGCGTGTCTGTCAACACTACCCGTGACTGTTGCGACATATTGTCGAGTCTTTGTGACAGGAGGATCAGTAGGTAGATTTTCGTTATAGATGGTGTCTTCGTATTCACCAATCGTAACTGTTGTTGATGTTTGCCCGTCGGTTAGTGCAGATGATTCTGTCTTGCTAAACTGACTGAGAAACTTACCGGCACGGTAAGCCAGATAGTCTTCCTCAGAGACCAAAAATTCTTTGATCGCTCCAGTATTATTTGTATCATTCGCAAAGCGAAACGGTACAGAAGACATTAAACAGGCTCAACAGTAAAAATCGTTGTCCCTATTTATATGTTTTTGGTCAGTAGGGTTAGCATAGACTTGATCTCAGCCATATCACCTTCGAGGGTTGATAGCCGATCATCAACGTCTTGTCTTTCTGCTTTGAGTCTTTTGCGTTCTTCTTTGCGTTTGCGGTATGCTTCGATCTTTTCGTGGTTTACATTCAGTATAGCGCGGGTTTCGGGATCCCGGACTAAGTCCGGGTGCCCGACCACTTCTTCAAATTTTTTCATTATTTCGCCAAGTATTTATTTTCGAAGTTTCTGAGTGAAGGTCCTTGCCCTGATCCTTTCATCACGTACTTGGTCTGTACTTGAGTAAACGGCGGTAGATCACCGCCTCTGTTTCCAGGCAAGTATTGTGCACGAGTGAATTCACCACGTTGTGTCTCAGGCACAGGTGTTTCGGGTGCTCGATATACCCATGGTTGCTCAGAGAGAACTTGATCGCCTGCGCAGGTTCTATAGTAGAAGTCTACGGCACAACCTTGTGGTATATTCAAATCAGTCTTCACATCAAGCCCTGTTGCTGGCACTTCAAGCGTTACAGGTGCAGTAATGTGTCGAGACGCATTTGAACCACCGTTTGCACGAGTCTCAGGCACATAATTCAACGGAGTATTTTCAGCCGAATCGTTGATGCAGATACCTGCAAGCCCAAGTGATGCACGTTGTAAGTCAACGATTGGTGACACATAGTCGTTTGCGGTCTTCATATCAATTTTGATATAGACAGACTCGGTGTTACCTGGTGTTCCGCCACCCAGACCACTTGTGCCATCAGTAACATCTTCATTGTAGATAGCACGTGGCTTATCAAACTGAATGTTCACGTCTGGCGTTATCTTCTGGAACTTAGCATCGGCGATAGAACCAGTCTCACCATTTGGCAAGAAACGCTCTGAAGCGGCTTGAGATGAGTAAGCACCTGTGATAAACTTCGCTGAGTATTCAGCAGAAGTGAAGTTTGGTATTACAGTTTCAATGGTTGGGTTTGCAACATCGAATATGATGTTTCGTGTTGCAAGTACCTTGACACCACCACCGGTAATGTCTGAGTCTGACTGAACTCCGATATCAAACTGATAGCCAGTATGATCTTGTGCTGTAATCGTGTAAGTACCATTCACTTGCGCTGACGTTAGATTACTGATACCATCAGCACTGTCAATCTGTACAGTATCACCAACCTTGAAGCCGTGACATGGGTGTGCTACGGTTGCAGTCTGGTTTTGATCATTCAATTGAATCGGATTTGACTCAAGTGCTTTTGCAGGAGCAGGTAGTGACTTCAATACAAGTGAACCGCCACCTACATCAAATACAGCACGTTCGAGAGTGATTGCTAGATCTTGATCTTTCGACTCGAACCAGTACACACCATTCTGAGGCAAGAACAGTTTGCCTAACTGAGGCTGTGTGGAGATTGGTCGACTTGGCTCACCAAGTACCGCTTGCCCAGTCTTCGCACTAAAGATCTCGTACTCTGTTGATGCTGTCTGAACAACAATTGCATAATGAGTCCAAGGCTTGAGAAGAACTGGCTCATCAAATTCGAATGTTGTTGGTGCAGCCAGAAGCGTTGAGATTGTAGGCTCAAGACCAATCGCTACAACATCAGCAGGATTTTTGAATACGTGTGAGTCTGGTACAATGTCAGACATTGATGGTTTGCCGTCAACTACAGGTCGTATGTGAATCGAGATCGGTATGTTACCTGAATCTTTCTTACGGAAGTAAAGTTTGACTTTAGTGAGTGTAGCACCAAACTGATTGTCAACATAGAACGTCTGAGACAAAGGATTCTGTGGCAAGTTGAGCGGTAGAATCGTGTTACCCGCAAACTGCTTATTGTTTACGTTGATGTAATCAGACAGAACCGTAGACATCTCACCATCAGCATCAATCGTATTCAACGCCGCTGTATTGAGGAAGCCATCTTGTGGACCATATTGCCCTGATTTGTAAGGTCTGAACAGACCAACATCACCTGTGCCAACAGCATCAAGTGTCTTCTTCAGTTCTTGTGGTGAGAACGATGCTGGGAAACTACCTGCGTTCGGCAGTGGCCATACTTTGTTACCAAAACGAGTACTGAAGATGTTTGCATAGATGTGAGGCAGAGAGCCCATTACTGAGTAATATGCAAACGCTTTACTGTCTGCGGCTGCCCAGTTGTTCTCGCTGATATCGAGAAGTTTGAACTCACGAACACCTGCTCTGAATCGCAGATAGGTTTGCTTGATTCTTCTTCGCTTGCCACGTCTTGCGATGTAGTAGGCAGGCTTCAGATTAGGAATCCAGAATGAGCCGATCACTTCACCGTTTGCATCTGAAACCAGTTCTTCACCGGTCTGACCAGATGAGAATGGGTGCCCAGTCAGTGAGTTATACTGGAACTTGTTCGAGTTGTCATCTGTACGATCAGCCCACTGTACAAACGTGGTCTCTGGCTTACACCATGCTGATACGTCTTTACCATCAAAGAACGGTGTAAACTTAGTGTTTGGTTTCAGACCTTGAGCCTTGAAGTAGATTCGACGTGAACGAATCCAAGGTATCAGTGCAAGGTCGATGTATCGACGGCCGATTCTCTTTCGTAGTGTGTCACGGGAAACCACGCGGCGTACATAGCCGCCTGCATTTCTGTTTCCGGGTACTGAAGCATATCGGTCACTTTGTGAAAGAGTCTTTCGAGTACGAACAGCACCGCGTTGCTCTTCACCATAGTCATTACTGTACCAAAGATCTTCATCTGCTCTTCCTTTCCAGTTCCAAGCCCAGTTGTTCCACAAGAATGCTTGCTTTGTATCAAGTCTTGATGTACCAACAACTGCTTTGATGGCTTCTTCTTTCGAATCTTTCCACTCATCTGAAGATGGTGATAACTTAATTGTACCTACGTTGTCAACACGACCGAATGGATTAATGTTAACAAAACCACTTGCTAAGTCTTGCTTTTTCCACTCGGTTGATGTATAATCGACGTAGACATTATCACCCTTCTTTGTAACGTTTGTGCTGATTGTGTTGTCAGTTTCCATCACAAGTCGAATGTTATCTTCGTCAACAAGGGGTCGAATCAGATTGTTTTCTGGGTCAATCGAAGCGGCATAATCTTCGTTCTCTGTCTCAGAACCAGTCTGATCTTGTACGTCATCGACCATGAAACCAGAAGCCTCTCGCTCTAGACCATCACTGTCAAGTGATGCTTCGAACAATGCTCGCAGTTCGTTGATGTTGAGTTCTGTATATGATTTTAGATCATCAACCTTTGTTTCGAGTTTTGCGATATCTGCCATCGTATAGTGCTTGTGTTCGATGGCTCGAATCTGTACGTCTTCTTCTGAGTGCGTGTTGGCATTCATGAGAATCTGATACAACTCAAGTGAGTTATCGGGCGTTGGCTTCAACTGTGGATCTTTTGACTGTTGACCCATCAACACCTGAATATCACCTTCTTGTGTTGCAATCAGTTTGTCAGCACGAGGCAGATAGTAATCAGCATCAGCAGAGATTGACGTACCGCTCTGTGGTAGATAGTTGATGTTTACAAACTCATCTGTTGCTTTTGTTGACCAGGCTTTGTCGGGTCTGAAGTCAAAGAAGTTACGCAGACTGACTGTAGTACCATCGTTGAGCGTATGATCGGGAACATCTTTGTATGGTATCGAAGCATATGAACCAGGACCGAAGAACTTACCTGCACCACGTGCAAAGTACTTCATTGTCACGTTGACGTTGCCAGGATCATCAGCACCATCTTTCAAGATGAGTTTCGAAATGTCGTAATAGTTGTCTCTTTGTCCATCGTCAAGAATGAAAGACTCGGTTACATCTACGCCGTTATCACGAGTTACAGAAACGATTTCTTGTACGTCTGGCTGCCCAAGAATAACCTCGCCATTTACAACATCAATGGCACTGTCAACTTGAGTGAGTG